AAATATGGTCACACCAAATTTCAATATGTGTTAGACCGCGCTGACGTCATCGTCGGGCATAACGTAAAGTTTGACCTCAACTGGATAAGGGAATGCGGATTTAAATATGATGGACCTGTCTACGATACTATGGTGGCTGAGTACCTCCTTGCGAGAGCACGTAAATGGCCGCTCTCCCTCGATGCCCTCGCTAAAAGGTATGAGGTTACTGAAAAGAAAAAAGACCTTACGACGGATTATCTTAAGAGCGGCAAGACATTTGCGCAGATACCGTGGGAGATCGTAGAGGAGTACGGCATAGCGGACGTACAGGCTACATGGGAGGTGGCTGATAAACAGGTAAGGGAGAAGTACAACACAACATGGGAAAAATTGTATGGCTAAAGCAAAAAGACCTCTTGTCCGCTGGAGACAAGATCAGATAGATGAGTTGATTAAGCTGTATAAAGAAGGTTTAACCTTTGAGCAGATATCGTTAAAGATTGGTATTTCTCACGCTTCAACCAAAGCAAAAATTACGTCTTTACGTAAGAAGGGTATGGACATCCCGTATCGAGACAGGCAGGAGATCGCTCAGAAACGAATAGAAACCATAGCAAATGGTGGCAAGAAGCCGTCTGCGTTTGACAGGGAATATCAAGGGGCTGTACCCTGCAAACACTGGATGATAACCAAGCCGTGGAGGTTGTGATGTGTGGTGGAATCTATGAAGAAGATTTTGAAGATGCTCCAAAGAAGGACAACAAAGTTTCCAAGAAGGAGAAACATCGTCGTGTGGAATTTGGAAATGGAGGGATGAACGATCTGAAGTTCACTACTGCCGCAGATTTCATGAAAGAACAACAGGAAGATCCGTATTATTATCCGGGCAGTGATCCACAGGAGTAATTATGAAAGAAGTAATAGCAGGGTTTATTTTAATATTTGGTTTTATAAGTGCTTCCCTTGTATATTTGGGTGCAGGAGAGAATCGTAGCTTAGGGTTCTCAAATATCTGTGGAGACAGAGGCACATTCTGTTTTCGTAAAGGAAACTAAAGACTATGGCATCAAAACTATTGAACACCCTACGCCTGTCGTTAGAGATGACAGAAGTCTTATCAAGCTTGGAACGGACAGGGATAAAGATTGACCCCAGTGTCCTCAGTGAAATCGAGAAGGAATACCGGGATGAGATGAATGCCCTCGAGGTCAAGTTACAGCGCATGGCTGAGGCCGCGATGGGTGATACGCCTGTCAACCTCAACAGTGCCGACGACCGCTCGATGCTGTTCTACTCACGTAGAGTCTTGAGCAAGAAACGGTGGGCGTCTATCTTTAACTTGGGCTCAGAGCTACGGGGTGCTACCCGTAAGCCGAAGCAACGTACAAAAATGACAAAAAATTTATTTGGAATGTACGTCAAGGATGAAACAGAAATCCTACACAAGACGATGGCCTCACGTTGCACAGCGTGTAAAGGTGCGGGCCGTAAGAAGGTTGTTAAGAAAGATGGCACAGAAGGCAAGGCTGTACGGATATGTAAGTCCTGCGAAGGCGATGGGGTAATCTATGTGAAGACTAAAGAAATCGCCGGTTTCAAAATTATCCCGCGTGATGCGTGGGACACAGCGGCCGCAGGGTTCAAGACAGACCACGAGACACTTAAGGAACGCCTCACTGAGCTTTCTGGAGACGCCCGAGAGTTTGCAGAGTCATACTCTCGATATAATGCACTACGGACTTATCTCTCTACTTTCGTCGAAGGGCTCAAAAACAATCGAGATGGAAACGACATCGTTCATCCAGACTTCATGCAATGTGTCACGGCTACAGGACGACTCAGTTCTCGTAACCCCAACTTCCAAAATATGCCCCGAGGATCTACGTTTGCTATCCGAAAAGCAATGGTCTCTCGTTTTGAAGGAGGGAAAATCCTTGAGGCTGACTATGGACAACTCGAGTTCCGAGTCGCAGGATTCCTAGCCAACGACCCGCAGGCGTACCACGACGTGGAGAACAAGACAGATGTACACACTGTTACTGCTGAGATTATTGGGTGTTCCCGCCAAGATGCTAAGGCACACACCTTTAAACCTCTTTATGGGGGTACCACAGGTACTGATGACCAACAGCGATACTACAGGGCTTTTAAAGAGAAGTATGCTGGGGTAACGGAATGGCACGACAAGTTACAGAGTGATGCAGTAGAGAAGGGGTTTATCACGCTACCGTCAGGGAGACAGTACGCATTCCCCGGAACAACATGGACTGAATGGGGTACGGCAACCAACCGCACCTCCATCTGTAACTACCCTGTGCAGGGCTTTGCAACCGCCGATCTCTTACCAATCGCTTTAGTAAAGTTGCATAAGTCTATGAAATCAGAGGACTTAAAAAGTGTGATATGTAACACGGTCCATGATAGCATTGTACTTGACGTATTCCCCGGAGAGGAGGATACTTGTACCACACTTGTGGTGGAGGCAATGATGTCGCTACCCGAAGAGTGTCAGCGGAGGTACGGCATTGAATACGACATGCCAATCTCGGTTGAGTGTAAGATGGGGTCCAACTGGTTGGATACCGAAGTTGTCTACGCAAACTAAGGAGAGCGTAATGGGCGAAATGAGCGTTATGGAAAATCCTTTCGACAGTATGTTGGAAGCAGTAAAGTCAGGTAACACGCAGGATTTGATGCGTTTATCTGGTCAGGCAGATGAGGACACACCAAAGGCAGGTCTGTCACGTCTCAATATCAACTACGAAACAGATACAGACGAGGGTCACACCCTCAAGAAAGGTACATGGAAAGTGTATTACGATGGTGAGTTTGTCTACGCAGACTCCGTACAGTTCCGCCCGCTGGTGCGGACATATGAATGGTCAGTGTGGGATCAGGAGGAAAGTAAGTTCTCCAACCGTTCAATCCAAGCACCATCACTGGACTACCAATTCCCAGACATCTCAGGGGGCAACAAGTGCGGCCGCCTAACGAAGTCTGACGAGGAGCAACTCGGTGAGGATCACCCGCAGACACTGGCTTCACGTCTCGCTACGTGTAATCAGGTGTTTTACGCAGTGATTAGCATGAAGGGTAAGAATGCTGAGGGCAAGAATGTAGAGATTAAGGACTACCCTGTAGTTACTTACTTCAAACGCTCTGGTTTCCGCCCTGCACGTGAAGCTATTCAGAAGCTCGGTAACACTCCTATGAATGAGGTGTTGTTTGAGCTCACTACGAAGCGTCATAAGATGGGTAGCGTAACTTACTTCACACCTGTGTTCACGGTGTCAGGTAGTGCGCGTCTCGACGGTCCTACGACAGAGTTACTCACTATGTTCTTAGAGACTGTTAAGGCTTCTAACGCAAACATCATGGAGCAACACAAGGAGGCTATGAAGGCTAAAGCGTCTACCGAGGAAGTTGACTTGGCGGCGGACTTCAACTGATGCTAGCGGAAGTTCAGGTTAAGAACTTCCTTCAAGCGGCCACGAGGGGGGAAGCAGTGCTTTCCCCTTCTGTGCTTGAGGAGTTTGCACAGGAATGCCGCGAGGCACTCGAAAAACAATTTAACCGTAACCCGGAGTGGCGTATAAGGATGAGTGGACTTGGACGTCCTCTCTGCCAACAGATACACGGACGTGATGGGAAGGACGAGGAGATGTCCTACAATGCTATCATGCGATTCCTCATCGGGGATCTCGTGGAGTGTGCGGTGATGGCGATTCTCAAAGGAGCGGGGATCAAGATCGTAGAGGCACAGGGAAGGTGCCAGCTTGACGTTGGGGGCGAACAGGTACAGGGCACCCTAGATTTGATTCTCGACGATCCTGTGGACGGAGAGAAGGTCTGGGATGTAAAGTCAGCAAGCCCATACTCTTACGCACAGAAGTTTAGTAAAGGGTACGACAATCTTAAAAATGACGACCCCTTCGGATATCTCATGCAGGGATACCTGTATGCTGAGTCGAAAGGAAAAGACTTCGGCGGATGGATTGTGGTGGATAAGTCGAGTGGCGAGATCCAGTTTGTACAAGCACCGGATGATCAGCAGGAAGACAGGGATCATTATATCTCTGAGGCTGGTAAAGTTGTCGAAGCCTTAATGTCTAATTTTAAATACGTGAAGCCGCCTATAGACCCTATCGAAGAAACGTTTACGTTAGAGGGGGTCAGGACAGCGACAGGTAACAAACTTTTAAGTAAGAATTGTACTTTCTGTGGCTACCGTAAACACTGTTGGCCCAAGGCAGTACAACATGAAAAAGTAACATCTCGGGCTCGTAATAAGCCTATCGTCTGGTATCACACACTAAAGGTAAAGGAGCTATGAAGACAACAGATATCAAAAAGGTAGTTGAGCTACAGGGTAAGATTATCAAACTCAGAGATCGCATTATGAAGGACGTAGAGCGGCACAACACGATGGTTATTGATGAGTTACGCCCGATGGTGCAGGGAGTACTGCCCTCAACAATTTACCAAGTAGGAGACATGACCTACAAGAGAGGTAAACTTTTCTGTCAACTCGAGTGCGAAGATTACGGTCTTGGCATAAAGGCAGAGGGTTTGGCTACCCTCCGTAGAATTGTTGTGGAGGATAAAGATGCCCCTTCTGATGACACAGAAAGTAGACCGGCAACTCCTGTATCTGAATGAAGGAGCTTACGCAGTCTACATCGAATCGGCGGACACCAGAGGTGGCGACCCGTGGGTAAGGTGGGCTCGAAACTTTGATCGGTGCTTACCCCTTACCATGTGGTCCCATTTTGGGACTCCCCTATCTCACGAGACGTGGGAACGAGACGGAAGGAAAGCGACGGAGGAACTAGCGAGTATTGGAAATGTAGTGCGGCAAGGACGTGTGATGGTTTTTCCCGGAGATGAGTACACCCACGCACTCGAGCAAATCCGGAGTACAACTCCTAAATTGCACGATAGAATTTCTCAATCGATACAGGGACTTATAGGATAATGAGCAAACCACAACGACATAAGTTTCGTTCTGACTATGAGTTGAGCGTCGCAAAATACCTCGCAGAACAAGGGGTTAAGTTTGAATACGAGTCCCAAAAGCTTTCGTATCAACCGAAACCGAAGACATATGTCCCGGACTTTTATCTGCCGGAGCAGGACATCTACGTAGAAGCCAAGGGGTTTTTCAGTCCGGCTGACAGACAGAAGATGTTGTTGGTGATTAAACAGAATATGTTCTGTGACATACGGATGCTTTTCTTGCGAGCATCAAACAAACTTAATCGTTCTAGTAAGACTACCTATGGATCATGGTGTGATAAGCATAGTATCCTCTGGGCTGACGGGACAATACCACTGGAGTGGTTGGAGAAGAAAGCATGACAGACTTAATCTTAGATCAAGATAAATTGATTGCCCTCGAGCAAGCCGGCTTACTGAAGGGGCGGTACTACATTGTATTGGAGCCAGTTGAAGATGAGAATGAAGACGAGGATGGTTTTACTATCCGCGCATACGCAACTCGAGATACTGAGGTGGAGACTAAGGATGGGAAAACATTTGATCCAACTTATGTTATTCTTCAAGGATTACTCGGTGCGGTCTACGAGAACTTCGACGACGTGTACGAAATGGGATTGGAAAGGGTTACGCTGGAAGCACTCGGTGAAATCGTCCCAGAAGAAGACCTGAAGCCGGAACATAAGAAACGCATCAAGTCGATGGAGGGTAATGTGATCATGGCAAACTTTGGTAACTTACAATGAGTGATTGGAAGAACCCGGAACACTATAAGAAGAAAGACTTCGAGGCGATTGACATCATCAAGTCTGTGCTTACAGAAGAACAATTTGCTGGATATCTTCTCGGAAACTCGCTAAAATATTTGTTACGGGTAAACGATAAAGATACTCCACTGATGAATATCGGCAAGGCGGAGTGGTACTCAGCCCGAGCAGAAAAAGAACTTTCGGAGAAATAATGGAATACATGTACTGCAACAAGATTGCGATTGACTACGACCGCGATGAGAACTTCTCGGCACAGGCCCTGAAGTTACTCACGGACTATTACATGTTGCCTGACGAGTCGAGCCCTCAAGAGGCATTTGCTCGTGCGGCCTTGGCTTACTGCGAGGAAGATTATGGATTTGCTCAACGTATATACGACTATGCAAGTCAGCGTTGGTTTATGTTTGCTAGTCCTGTTCTTAGTAATGCTCCGAGATTGGGGGATAAACTTAAAGGACTACCCATTAGTTGCTTCCTTACTTACGTTGGCGATAATCTTAAGTCCCTTATCCATCATAATAGTGAGGTTGCTTGGCTCTCCGTGAAGGGTGGAGGTGTCGGGGGGCATTGGTCTGACGTACGGGGCATCTCAGATAAAGCACCGGGACCTATCCCATTCATGAAAGTTGTCGACTCCGGTATGACAGCTTGGAAGCAGGGGCGTACCCGTAAGGGATCATACGCCGCATACCTCGACGTGTCTCACCCAGACATCATCGAATTCCTTAATTTTAAGGTACCCACTGGCGATACGAACAGGAAATGTCTTAACCTGTTTAACGCCGTAAACATTACAGATGCTTTTATGGAGGCAGTAGAACATGGAACAGAATGGCAATTACGAGATCCTAATGAAAGAGATGTCCGAGATTCAATCCCAGCTAGAGAACTGTGGCAAAGAATACTCGAAGCTCGTTTCCGAACTGGGTCTCCTTATCTCCACTTCATCGATGAATCCAACCGACAGTTACCAGATACTCAAAAAGCACTTGGACTCGCAGTTAGAGGGTCTAACCTTTGCTCTGAGATCACTCTCCCTACATCTGAAGAACG